CTTCATCTTGAGGTACAGAAACTTGCGAGTAAAGAGCGTATGGAGACCGAAGAACTGAAGCTTGAGGAGCAGAAGCTTGCGTTGGCATCAGAAATTGAAGAAGCCAAGTTTAAGGCTGAACAGGAAATGGAAGGTGTTAAGATCGGTAGGGAAATAGCAAAGGATGACGATAGTGAGTGAGAACGTACTCTCGGTTCTTAGGAAAAAGATACAAGTTCAGATGAGTGTGATCGCTGATCATATTTCCTCAGGTTCATCTAAGGATATGGAAGATTATCGTAAGATGTGTGGTATGATAGAAGGACTTGCGTGGTCAGAACGTGAGATTATAGACCTAGAGAGTAGACTTAATGATCTTTAACATTATGTTGTTTAAGTGAAGTTGGTGGTATGATGTATCCTCGCTCTTTATGAGCGCATATTTTCGCTCTTTATGAGCGCATGTTTTAACGAGAGGCTAAAATGGCTACACTCGCAGAAGAAGTTGTGGAAGACACATTATTGACCGTTGGTCCCGATGGGGAAAGGAATTTTGCATCGCAATTGCCCGAGCCCAGGGGCTACAAGCTTTTGATTACGCTGCCTAAAATTGAGGAAAAAACCGAAGGTGGCATCATAAAGCCGTCTGAATTCCGGCATGAGGAGTCTATCGCGACCGTCGTGGGTTGGGTCATGTCCATGGGGCCTGATGCCTATGCGAATGAGGCCCGATTTCCCAGTGGACCGTATTGTCAGGTGGGGGATTGGGTCGTTTTTAGGGCATTCAGCGGCACAAGAATCAAGGTTCAGGGCAAGGAATTTCGCTTGATTAACGATGATACCGTTGAGGCAGTCGTAGAGGACCCCAGAGGCGTAGAAAGGGCTTAACATGAGCGATGAAATCGGAAGAATGAGCGCAGAGGATAGGTTTTTGGGTGTAGCAACTACCGTTGATATACCCGAAAAAGGTTCAACTCCCGCAGAAGTAAATGAGATCGACGTTGATGTCATCGATGACCGTCCGCCTGAGGACCAGAGACATGGTGAATCGTCTTCTGGTGCTGTGGAGTCTGATGATGATATGGCAACAGACTCAGAAATTGAAAGTTATGGAAACCGCGCATTTAAGCGCATGAAAAAGCTCAAGTGGCAATTCCACGAAGAGCGTAGGGCTAAGGAATCCCATGAACGACTAGCTAATGAGGCTGTTAACTACACAGGTACGCTTCAGGTTGAGAACCAGAGGCTCCTGAGACTTGTTCAGGATTCCCAAAAGGCTCTCAATGAGCACAGCAAGTATGGTGCTCAGATGGCAGTCGAGTCCGCACAGAAAAAACTAAAAGAGGCTTACGAATCTGGGGATGCAGAGGAAATTGCAAAGTCACAGCAGGCGATGACGCAAATGCAGCTTGTGGAAGCGTCATCACCCAATGTATCCCAGAGAGTTACGGATAATTGGAAACAATCCGTGCTGTCCGAACAGCGCCAACAGGCACAGGATCAGCCTGCCGCGCCTCCACCGGCACAGCAGCCTGAGACAGCAGCGATGGAGTGGCAGGAAAAGAATCCGTGGTTTGGACAGGATACCGAGATGACCAGCTTTGCTTACGGAGTCCATGAGCGACTCGTTAACGAAGAAGGTGTTGACCCGGAATCCAGTGCATATTATAAATCAATTGATACTCGTATGAGGGATGTATTTCCGTCATACTTCGGTAACAATAATGAGAGTTCTACCGAACCACTCGTTGTTGAGACCGCAACTCGTCGTAGGACGAGTCCCGTGGTGGCACCAGCTATGAGAAATAACGGTGCCGAGCCACGCAGAGTTACACTGACTTCGACTCAGGTCGCACTTTCGAAGCGTTTGGGACTAACGCCGCAGCAGTACGCTACACAGCTTATCAAGGAGATGGCCTGATGGCTGACGAACGCACTCCCAGGGAATCTAGGACATTAGAGAATCGCGAAGCTGAAACTCGCGATAAGTCCTGGGAACCTGCATCTATGCTTCCTGACCCAGATCCGCAAGATGGGTGGGTATTTCGGTGGGTACGAACTTCTATGGTAGGTAGCCCAGACAACACGAATGTGTCAAAACGCTTTCGTGAGGGATGGGAACCAGTTCGTGCCGAAGATCACCCGGAACTACAAATTATGAGCGATCATAAATCGGAATGGGCACAGAAAGGTGGAATTGAAGTCGGTGGTTTATTGCTCTGTAAGGCAGCGGAAGAGATTGTTGATAAGAGGCGGGAATATTACGCCGACCATGCCGAATCCCAGATGCAAGCCGTCGATAATGCCTATATGCGTGAGAACGATCCTCGGATGCCAGTTCTCGCGCCTGACCGTCAAACTCGTGTAGTTTTCGGCAAGAGTAACCGCTGAATGCTGCAACACTGCTAACAGAGGTAATCATGGCTACTACGGCTGCCCCATACGGGGCGAGGCCCATTGGCACTCTTAGTGCTTCTGGGTCATTCACCAGCAAGACGAGACACTTGCCGATTATCACTACTTACGGCACCCAGATCTCTAATGGTGATTTCGTGAAGGTCGCGGCGGATGGTACTATCGCGAAGGATACTGGTACTACCGCCCTGACCGCAGTTGGAATTTTCTTGGGTTGCTCCTATACGGACCCAACAACTAAGCAAAAGACGTTTTCGCAGTTTTGGCCTGCATCGAATGCGGCTACTGATGCGATGGCGTATGTGCTTGACGATCCTTTCGTCGTGTTTCAGATGCAGGCCGACGAAGCGTTGAACACCACGGATCGTGGACTCAATGCATCCGTTGTTGTGACAGCCGGTAGTACGACTATCGGTAAGTCCAAGAACGCACTTGATGGCAGCACCCCAGCAACAACGAACACGCTGCCTCTTCGCATCATCAGTTTTGTTGATGGACCGAGCAGTCTTCCCCCAAAAGGGACTACTGCCAGTGATACTTATCCAGATGTAATCGTGAAGTTCAACGCTGCGTCTAGCGGGTCAGCTTCTAATCATTCCTATTTGAACGCCACAGGCGTATAGGAGACTGACCAATGGCTATTTCACGCGCACAACTTCTCAAGGAACTGCTTCCGGGGCTCAACGCTCTTTTTGGTATTGAGTATGCACGGTACGATGACGAGCATACCGAGATCTATGAGACGGAAAGCTCCAGTAGATCTTTTGAGGAGGAAGTGAAGCTTTCGGGCTTCGACGCTGCCCCGGTGAAGGACGAGGGGTCTGCGATTTCTTACGATGCTGCACAGGAGAGCTTTACGGCTCGTTACAATCACGAGACTATCGCCATGGGCTTTGCCATTACGGAAGAGGCCATGGAAGACAATCTCTACGATTCCTTGTCGGCTCGTTACACCAAGGCTTTGGCTCGTGCCATGGCCCACACCAAGCAGGTTAAGTCTGTGTTCCCGCTTAACAACGGGTTCACCAATGCTTACCAGGCTGGTGATGGTGTGAACCTTTTCACAGCGTCAGGCGATGGCGTAACTGGTGGTGACGGTCACCCGCTTGTTTCCGGTGGCAAGAACTCCAACCGTCCAGCGACTGCCGTTGACCTCAACGAGACTTCTCTTGAGGCTGCTGTAATTCAGATTGGCAAATGGACCGATGAGCGTGGTCTACTGATCGCTGCTCGTGCCCAGACGCTTGTCATCCCGCCCGATTTGCAGTTTGTGGCGACACGGGTGATGAAATCTGAACTCCGTCCCGGTACTGCGGACAACGATATCAACGCGGTGCGTTCGATGGGTGTTGTTCCGAATGGTACAGTTGTGAATCACTTCCTGACGGATACGGATGCGTGGTTCCTGCTGACTGATGTGCCGGATGGGATGAAGCACTTCAATCGTGTGGCACTGGAAACGAGCATGGACGGTGATTTCGATACCGGAAACGTTCGCTACAAGGCCCGCGAGCGGTACAGCTTTGGCGTCTCAGATCCCCTTGGGATCTGGGGATCACCCGGAGCGTAATGACCTTAGTGGGGTGGGGGCTTCGGTCCCTGCCCCATATAGGGTGCAATTCTTTTTTCCTGACTGTCGAGTAATCGGCAGACACTAGCCAAGACAGGAGAAGATCATGGCTAACACAACTTTTTCAGGACCAGTACGATCAGAGAACGGATTCCAATCCGTTGATAAGAGCGGCACAACTGGCGCTTATACTACTAGGGTCGTTCTGGGAAAGGGTGTTGGGTACGCTTCAGGCGTTACGGTCAACACCTCCGCAGGCGATAGCGGAGCTATCGGTGAGTTTACCCAGCCAGCCAATACCGTCATCACCGCCATCAAAATTGTGTGTATCACGGCTCCGGTTATCGGATCGGGAGATATTGGGTTTGAGGTTGGAACATCAAGTTCCGGTGCCCAGATTGTTGCGGCGATCACCGATCAGATTCTAGATGGTGGTACGACGGTTGTTGTGGGCAATGTCGTAAATCTCACGTTGGTGGCTACAACGGAAAGCACTACTACGGCTCCCGTGTCGGCCCAGTATACCGCTTCTGAGCGGACGGTTTACTGCAACATCACGAATACCGTAGATGCTACAACTGCGGGATCGTTCACATTCATTATTGAATATGTGCCGATTGCATCGCTGTCCTAATGTTTAACTGAGATAAGGCCACCCATCTAAGGGTGGGTGGTCATATTTCCTATTGTGAGCGGGACTAGGAGTCCTGTCCTCGCGGGGAGAATCAGATGGCTGACGCAGTAACGTCTCAAACGATCCAAGACGGCGACCGCATTGCGGTTATGAAGTTCACCAATATCTCCGATGGTAGCGGTGAAGCCGCAGTCACGAAGGTCGATGTATCTGCCCTCCAAGCCGAATCCGGCACCGGAAGATCCTGCGACGGAGTAACAATCCAGCAGATGTGGTATGACTGTTCCGGTATGACCGTAGATATTCTCTGGGATGCCAGCACAGATGTTATTTGCTGGACGCTTAGTGGCTACGGTTTCTACGATTTCCGGCAGGCTGGCCCGCTCACGAATAATGCATCTAGCCCAACTGGGGATGTAAACTTCACCACTACAGGCCACTCAAGCGGTGATCGTTATACCGTTTTGATGGCGATGAGGAAGAGCTACTAATGGCTGAAGATCCGAAAAACCCAACCGCAAAGGTTACGACGTATAATGAGGTTGCCCGCAAGAAGGCGGAGGCGGATCACAATTGGGGTTACTACAGTAGACTTGTTGAAAATTATCCCGGCTACGAAGAAGAAGTCGGTCATACAAGTCACATTGCCAAAGAGTATCCTAATTGGAAGGCGTTTTAGAAATGCCCTTTAAGAGCGAGAAACAGAGAAGGTATTTGTTTGCTAATGAGCCAGAGGTGGCTCGTAAGTTTGCCGATGAGACTAGAGCCTCTGGCGGTATGATCAAAAAAGCCTTGGGCAATGCGATGAGGCTACCAGATCTGGCTCGTATGAGAAGCGGTGGCATGATCGCCAACGGCTCTAAGACGCCTAAGGGTGTGGTTGACTCCAATGTTGCCTTGTGCAATAAGTTCAGAGATAACTAATGGCTACTTCAGGAACCTCTGCATTTAACCTCGAAATTTCAGAGGTTATTGAAGAGGCGTTTGAGAGATGTGGCCTTCAGTCGAGGACGGGCTACGATATCGAAACGGCTCGCAGGTCATTGAACCTCTTGAGTCTTGAGTGGGTGAATCGCGGCCTCAATTTCTGGACCGTAGAGCAGGGCACCAAAACCCTGACGGCAGGCACCTCCACGGTCACGATGGATTCCGATACCGTTGATTTGATCCAATATTGGATTCGTGATGGGTCCGGTACATCGCAAAGCGATCTGCCGATCTCGCGGTTCAGTGTATCTCAGTATTCCACGATCCCGAATAAGCTCACCGAAGGGCGTCCCGTAAACTTGTATATCGACAAGCAGCGTGATGCTCCGGTTGTATATCTTTGGCC